CAGCTATCTATGCTTCATTAAATTGGCAACATGGAGATATCGAAGATTTCCTAAAAGCTAAAGACTGGCAATCAATGCCTGTAGGTTCCACAGGAAAAACCTTGTGGGACATCAAGCAAGAAGACTTCAACTTTCCAGCTCCCTTAGATATGACAAACATCAGTGTGAACTACGACACTGAATGGCTTCTCAATTACTGGAAAACAGGTGATGTCGGAAGCGTATTCAAACAGAATGTAAAACAGGCCATGCAGTCAGCAGAACCAGGGTTTAGCTTTAACTTCTTTGATAAAGAGAATGAAACCCTTCGTAACGCTTGTACTGAGGTTACCAGTGCAGATGATAGTGACGTTTGTAACCTAGGAAGTATCAACCTAGGCCGTGTTGATGATATTGAAGAATTTAGGGATATCGTTGATCTGGCAACTAAGTTCTTAATCTGCGGCACTATGAAAGCCCAGCTCCCATATAGAGCTGTTTATGAAACTCGTGAGAAGAACCGTCGCCTAGGGCTTGGCCTTATGGGGATGCATGAATGGTTAGTGAAGAAAGGGTCTCGGTATGAAGTCACCCCTGAGCTTCACCAATGGCTGGCAATTTATAAAGGTCAGTCTGACACCACTAGCCGGAGTTTTGCTGATCGTCATAGTGTCTCCCGTCCTGTTGCTAACAGGGCGATTGCCCCTACAGGTTCTATTGGCATTTTGGCTGGCACTAGTACTGGCCTCGAGCCTATTTTTGCTGTGGCTTACAAGCGTCGTTATCTAAAAGGTGGCAACCGCTGGCACTACCAATACGTCGTGGATTCAGCAGCACAAGAGCTGATCGATATGTATGGAGCCAACCCAGATAAGATCGAGTCTGCACTTGACCTCGCTGAAGATTATGAGCGTCGAATGAAATTTCAGGCCGATGTTCAAGACTACGTGGATATGTCTATTAGCTCAACAATCAACCTTCCTTCATGGGGAAGTTCTTTAAATAATGAGGATACAGTAGATGATTTCGCTAGCACTTTGGCATCCTATGCCCACAGGCTCAGAGGCTTTACGTGCTACCCAGACGGAAGTCGGGGTGGTCAACCTTTGGTATCAGTTCCTTACAAAGAAGCGGTCGAAAAGCTCGGCACAGAATTTGAGGAACACGTAGAAACACACGACATCTGTGACATCAGCGGCACAGGAGGTTCATGTGGCGTCTAGTCAATTACCAGTAATAAATGAAGCTCTTCTCGATTACCTCGAGAGGATGTTTCCTGATCGTTGCCCTAATATAGATAATGAAGCTAAGGAAGTCTGGTTTAAATCAGGTGCTGCCTCAGTCGCTCGACATCTAAGGGCAGTTTATGAACAACAAAATGAAAATATATTGGAGAATTTTTGATGTGTTTAGGAGGCTCTAAACCAACTCCCCCGCCACCACCTCCACCGCCGCCACCTCCGCCTCCTGTATTGGAGCAAGGTGCGCCGACTGAGGCAACAAGCGCAGACGAGCAACGTAAAAAACGAATGAAGGGCAAGAAAGCATCTGGAACAAAACCGTACCAGAGTTCAGCTCTTTCAATAACAGGTTCCTCTGGTTCCTCTGGCAACTCGTCAGGTGGAGTAGGAGTATAACATTATGCACAACGGTAAGACCTGTGCAGGACGCTACGAGCAACTTGCCGTTGAGCGTGAAATGTTTCTAAACCGAGCTAGAGACTGCTCTGAGGTTACGATACCAACTCTCGTGCCTCCGAGTGGTCATAGCTCGGCTACAGAATATAACACGCCATATCAAGGTGTAGGTGCAAGAGGTGTAAATAACCTCGCATCTAAATTATTGCTCTCGCTCCTGCCCCCTAATTCCCCCTTCTTCCGTCTTCAGGTAGACGATCAGACATTGATGGAACTGACTGGTGAAGAAGGTGCAAGGGCAAAAGTAGAAGAAGGACTGAACCAGATTGAGCGTTCCGTTATGACGGAAATCGAAACAACTGGTCTTCGCTCTCCTATTTTTGAAGCCCTAAAACATCTCATTGTAGGTGGTAACGTCCTAGTGTACCTCCCCAAAAGTGGAGGGATACGGGTATTCCGCCTAGACAGTTATGTCGTGACCCGAGACCCTTACGGTAATGTCCTAGAGATTATTACAAAGGAAGAAGTATCACCAGCGGTTCTTGAAGAAAAAGAACTTGCAGCCCTTGGTGCTGATCCTGAATCTGACATGAAAGCCGAGTACGGTAAAAAGGTTGCCCTTTATACCCATATGTACCTCGATGGTAAAACATGGCGTATGTATCAGGAAATCAAAGGACAGATTATCCCTGACTCTGGCGGTAGCTGGCCTATTGATAAATCACCTATGCTAGCTTTGCGTTGGACTCGGATCGATTCAGAGTCCTACGGACGTTCTTATGTCGATGAGTACCTAGGAGACCTAATTAGTCTTGAAGGCCTGTCTAAGGCTGTCGTAGAGGCAGCAGCAGCATCTTCTAAAGTTCTGTTTATGGTTAACCCTAATGGCACAACCCGTATGCGTGACATCTCCCAAGCGGAGAACTGCGCTATCGTGGCTGGTAATGCCAATGAGGTTTCTGTTTTACAGACTGAGAAGTACGCTGATATGCGTGTCGCTTACGACACCATCCGTACCATCACAGAACGCCTTTCCTACGCTTTCCTTATGAATAGCGCAGTGCAACGCTCTGGTGAACGTGTAACCGCTGAGGAAGTACGCTTCATGGCAAAGGAACTCGAGGACGCCCTAGGTGGTGTGTATTCGATCCTGAGTCAGGAGTTCCAGCTTCCATTGGTTAACCGCTTGATGGATCGGATGACAAAAGCCAAGCGTCTTCCAGCTTTACCGAAAGGTATTGTCCGTCCTGCTATTGTCACAGGTTTGGAAGCCCTAGGTCGTGGACATGACTTGAACAAGTACAACGCTTTCCTGACAGCCCTCCAACCCCTTGGGGCAGAGGCTGTCGCTCAGTATATGAACGTATCTGATTACATCACACGTATTGGAACAGCTCTTGGTATTGATATGGATGGTTTGGTTAAGACTGAAGAAGACATTCAAGCGGAGCAACAGGCAGCAGCCCAAGCTCAACAAGAAATGATGGCAAATGAAACAATGGGCAGAATGGCGGAGAAGGCTACACCAGCCGCTATGGAAATGGCTCAACAAGGATTAAATAATGGCGACGGAAACGGTTAATATCGATTCCCCAGATCATAACCCATCTTTGGAAGAACAGGCTGCGCTTCAAGACGAGGCGCAGTCTCCTTCTAATGAGAAGATACTGGGAAAATTTGACTCATACGAGGACTTAGAGAAAGCATATGAAGAACTGCAATCTAATTTCACAAAGTCTAGACAGGCTGATGTGGGAGAAAGCGAGACTGGAAGTTCGGATTCTTCTGATAATGAAAACTCTGAAGAGATCGCTCGTGAGGCTGTACAAGAAGCTGGTCTAGATTTTAACTCACTCAGTAATGAATATTGGGCGAATGACGGTCTTACAGATCAATCTTATGAATCCCTTGAGAAAGCTGGTATTCCACGAGAAATTGTGGACAGCTTCATCGAGGGTCAACAGTCTCTTTTACAAAACACCACTAACGAAGTTTATGACTCCGTAGGTGGTCAAGAAAACTATAGCACTATGGTTGATTGGGCAGCAGATAACTTGTCTGAAGGACAGGTGGACGCCTACAACCGAGCAGTAAATAGCGGTGACTTAGAAGAAACTAAATTTGCCGTTCAGGGTCTCCGCTCAATGTATGAGGCTCAACAGGGTTTTGAACCAGCAAGAAACTTGTCAGGTCAATCCCGCCCATCTGTCGATGCTTACTCGAGCTTGGCTCAAATGAAAGCAGACATGGCAGACCCTCGATACAGTTCTGATCCAGCGTTCCGTGATCAGGTCGCATCAAAACTGTCTCGATCAAACATCATGTAAGGATTACTAAATGGCTAGGAATTACGCAGCAGAATACGCTGATTACCATTCCAAGCCCGAGCAAAAAAAGCGACGGGCAGGAAGAAACGCAGCTCGTCGGTTAATGGTGAAGAAGGGTTTAGCTCGAAAAGGTGACGGCAAAGATGTCCACCATCGGGATAATAACACTCTTAATAACTCAGCTAATAATCTTTCAATAATGTCTCGTAATAAAAACCGAGGCATGAAGACCTAAAGAACACAGACCATTTGTACTTTCTGGCTCCCTGCGGGGAACAACCTCGAAGGAAAGGTGGCGAGTAATCTGAGGTTAAAACCTTTTATTTTAACTCGTACAATGAGGTACAACAAAAATGGCTAACGCTACTCCTTCACGCTTAGGCGCACTAAACGGGGGTGTCGATAAGGACGCCCTCTTCCTAAAAGTCTTTTCTGGTGAAGTTCTGACTGCATTTGAGCAGCAGACCATCATGATGGACAAACATCAGATTCGTACAATCGCTAACGGCAAATCAGCTCAGTTCCCTGTAATGGGTCGGACATCTGCTGATTACCATACCCCTGGCGATGAGATCACTGGTGACAGCATCAATCACGCTGAGAAGATCATCACAATCAACGATCTTCTCTTGGCTTCAACCTTCATTGCTAACATCGATGAAGCAAAGAACCACTATGATGTTCGCTCAGTATACTCTCGTGAGATGGGTATTGCTCTGGCTAATCAGATGGACAAGCATATTCTGCAAACCATCATTCAGGCCGCTAACGAAGCAACACCGACTGTAACTGGTGAAGCCGATATGATCGGTACAGTTATCACTTCAGCAACTTCAGGAACTGTAGCTGACGATATGATCGCAGCTATCTTCGATGCAGCTCAGGCTCTCGATGAGAAGAACGTCCCTGAAGATAACCGCTACGTCGTTGTGAAGCCTGAGCAGTATTATCTGCTGGCTAACAGCTCAAAGGTTATCAATGTTGACTTTGGCAACGCTGCAAACGGCTCTACCGCTTCAGGTAAAGTCATGCAAGTTGCTGGCATCAATGTCCTGAAGTCTAACAACCTTCCGACTGCAAACGTCACCACTGGTGTCGCTGCTGGTACATCAACCCGTCAAGCTGTTGACGCTTCAAACACCACAGCACTGGTATTCCACCCGTCTGCTGCTGGTACTGTGAAGCTCATGGATTTGGCTACTGAGTCCGAGTACGACATTCGTCGTCAGGGTACACTCATGGTAGCTAAGTATGCTGTCGGTCATGGCGTACTGCGTAACGAAGCTGCTGTGCAGATTCAGTCTGCCTAAGCAAACAATTAGAGAGGCTCCTTCGGGGGTCTCTCTTTTTACCTAAGAGGAAAAAACATGGCACTGACCCCTACTACCAAACTAGAGGCCGTGAACGTCTGCCTAACAAACATAGGCGAAGCTCCAGTTGCTTCACTCACAGGACTTCAAGTGGACGCTCAGGTTGCCTCCTCAATTATTGATGAAGTATCTCGTGAAGTTCAGTCTAATGGCTGGCACTGGAACACTGAGGTTCATACCATCTCCCCTAATATTTCAAATCAAATCCTTCTCCCTGCCAACACACTTCGTGTTGATACGGTTGAGAAAGATAGCAGCCTTGATGTCGTTCAGCGTGGAATGAAGCTGTATGACCGCAAGGATAACACTTACCTATTCACAGCTTCTCTACGGCTCCATCTCACAGTCGCTTTAGATTTTGATGAGATTCCAGAAGCTGCCCGTCGGTATATTACTATGAGGTCATCACGAGTTTTCCAAGAGAGAACTCTAGGCTCTGAGTCTTTATCCAAATTCAACCGTGGCGATGAGCAGCAAGCATGGGCATTGCTACAGCATGAAGAAGCTGAGACTGGTGATCACAATATGATTACCGATAGCTATTCAACCTATACCACGGTGTCTCGTACAGCCCCAGTTCGGAGGAATTACTAATGGCTCTTGTTGCTGGCTCAATGCCTAATATGTTCAACGGTGTCAGTCAGCAGCCTCCAGCTCTTCGGTTACAAAACTCTTGTACTGAAATGGAGAACGGCTGGGCATCGTTGGTATCTGGCCTACAGAAACGCTCAGGCAGTGAAGTTGTAGCCCGTGTGGGTAATAATGTTGTTGGTAATGTAAAAGGACACTTCTTTCAGCGTTTTGATGGGAAGAAATTCTTCGTAACATTCCAAGATAACGATATCAAAGTCTATGACGACACTGGCGCAGCTAAGGTTGTAAATGGAACACTCTCTTCGACTTACCTAGACTTTAACGCAAACCCCCGAGAAAACTGCAAGACCATCACGGTTGGTGATACAATCTTCATTCTCAATAGAACCGTGATTGCAGCAGCAGCCACAACCAGTGAAGCTAGTATTAGCCCTGCAAGACTTGATCCTACTCGCTATTGGTCGATCTTTATTAAAGGGTCTTTGTCAAATTCAAATTATGCCGTGTATATTAACGGTACATTACGAGCTAACTTTGTTACAGGTGCAAACACCGAGGCTTCTAACGCCGTCGAAAGAACTGAGACAATTGCTCAAGAGTTGACCAACGACCTTACTGCGGCGGGTTACACCGCAACTCGTCATAACTCAACAATATCACTGTTTCTTCCAGCCACTGACACCGTTCAGATTGATGAAGGTAACGGTGGTAATGCCATGAGGGCTTTTAAATCTGAGCTTACAAGCTTTGAGGACTTACCTTCACAGGATAAAGACGGACGGCTTGTCCGTATTCTAGGTGAGCCTGGATTTGATGGTGATGATTACTACGTTGTATATGAGGACTCTCGGCAGCTTTGGATCGAGACATTTGGGTATAACAAAAAACGCACTATTACGGCTTCAACCCTTCCTCATAAACTAATATACGATTCTGTCACCGATGAATTTACATTTAGTGAACATACGTGGGCAGAGTTGTA